GTCAGATAACCTTTATATCGGTTTATCAGGAAATGTGATTTATATCTCAAAAGATAAAGTAACTGATTTTATTTCTAGGAAAATTGATGCACATGGTCGTATAAGTATTCCAATTGAGTTTAAGAGGGCTTTATCAATATCGGATGAAAGTTTAGTTCATTGTGAGTTAGAAACGGATTTGATTAGAGTTACTCGAAGTGATGTTTGTTGTGCGATGTGTGGAGTGATGAGTGATGTTATTACGTTTAAAGGTGTTCGTATTTGTTACAGCTGCATCAAAGAAATTAAATTAAGAAAGTTTTAGGAGGATATGAATTATGGAACGTAAATTAGATGAATTAGGAAGATTAGTCATTCCAATGGAATTTAGAAAATCACTAGGATGGAGCCAGGGGATGCCACTAAAGATGAACGTTGATGGTGAGCGGGTGATTATCACTAAGAGTGAGGCTTATTGCTTTTTGTGTGGAACTAACATTGGTTTAAAAAATGTTAAAGGTGTAAAAATGTGTCAATCTTGTATTGGTGAAATGAAATCAATTTTGGAGGAAGCTTAATGGACCAGTTATTAAAGTTAGGAGAAGCATTGGCTTCGATGGCTCGTATTGTAGCGCAAGAGGAAAGTATCAAATCAACAATCATAACAATTCCAAATACTAAGTTTAGTCGTGAGGATTTAGAGTATTTGAGCAGTGTACTTACTAGAGAGTTGCCAGTAAGAGTTGAGTATCATCGTGCAGAAGAGTTTGTTAAGGTTGCCTTTACTCGAAAGTCGGTGTGACATGAGTAAGGAATTTGATTATAGCAGGATCATAGAGTGTCCACACTGTACCAAGTTTTACGATTACAACTATGATAAGTGCCATTTAGGGCAACAAGAAGTGATTAAGTGTGAGTGTGGTAAGAAGTTTGTTGTGAAATGTGAGAAGTATGAATACTTTGATTGGCATGAATTTTATGAGATGCAGGAGGAAGAGTAATGAACGGATTAGAAGCTATTGAGTTAATGAAGCAAGGGAAGATGGTGTCTTATAAAGCAATAAGTGGGAGAATAGCTTTAAAAATTGAAGACGGTGATTTGTATTTTCGCTATTTAGAAGTTTGTCCAACTTATGAAAGAGTAATCACTAAAAAGTGGAATAAATTTCCATCATTGGATTTGAAAGCTGATTATGAGGAATACATTGAACCTAAGTCATTGACAGGGTGGCATAACATAGGGGAACAAAAGGATTTCTTCTGGATTGATGGGGATTGTGTTGATGATGAAAAGTATCATTTTGAATGGCAACATCGAGATCATAATCGCTTTGAAACAAGAGAAAAGGCAGAAGAAATCAACTTCAAACAAACATTATTCCGTAAGTTACAACGTTTTAGTGATGAGAATGGTGGGAATGAGATTGATTGGAAATCACTTATTCAAGAGAAATATGGGATTACTTATAATTGTAAAGATAAAACCCTGGAAACAGCTCTTTACTTTCACCACAATGATTTTGGCCAAGTACACTTTATTTCAAGAGAAGTTACAGAACAAGCAATCGAAGTATTCCATGATGAATTAATCAAATACTTTACAGGAGATTTTGGAGGGAATAAGTAATGGAATTACAAGTGTTGAAGCAATCAATTCCAGTAGTGGAGTTTAACAAAGAAGAGTTACAAGTGTTTTTAATGCAACAGCTAGATAAATACAAAAATCTGGTAGTAACAGCAGAGACGGAGAAAGACTGCAAGAAAGCTAAAACAGAGTTAGGGAAACTAGAGACTGCTATCGATACATTCCGTAAGGAAACTAAAAAGCAGTTATCGGAACCTATTACTCAATTTGAAAAAGATTGTAAAGAATTAGTAGCATTGATTCAGGAAGTAAAAAAACCGATTGATACACAATTAAAAGAAATTGAGGAACAACGTAAGGCAGAAAAAGAAGCGTTGATTCGTGATGAAATCGCAAAAATCGTCATGGATTACGAACTGGATGAAAAGCATAGCGCTCAAATTCAAATACAGGCTTCGTGGTTAAATAAAACAACATCAATGACTAAAGTTACCACAGAAATTAAAAACCTCGTAGAAACGCTAAAAATCGCCCAAATGAGTGTAGCGAGAAATCAAGAGTTAGTACAGAAAGCTTGTGAAGTTTATAATCCAAGATTAAAAACACCGCTAGATCCGGTGTCTTGGAGTGAATTGTTAGCAGCAGGTCAAGAAGTTAATGAGGTTATTGCTAAGATTCATGCAGAAGGGCAGCGACGTTTAGGTGATGAGTTAAAAGAGGATGAAGAGGCAGTGAAAGAGATTCTAAATACACCTCTTCCAGAACCTGTGGTTCACGAGGAAAAAGTAGAACCTATTCCTCTATGTAGAGAAGCGCAAGGACAGACATTAAAGGCTATTTTAGAACTTCATTTAGGCGATGAACAGAAAGAAGGATTTGAAAAAATCATTACTAAGTGTGGATTAAAGCATAGACGAGTGGATGTATTTGAAGGAACAGCTGCTCAATTGAATACATTAAAATCAATCATCGCTTCAACTGGAATTAAGTATGCGAAAGTGAATTTATAGGGGGAATTGAAAATGACAAATATACAACAAAATCAAGTTAACGAATTACATAATCAGCATGTTTTGGCGCAACAACAGGATTATTACAAGGTTCATAAGATTGAAACAGATAGTGGAACGATTGAATTATCAATGGCTCAAATTCGTGATTTTTTAGTCGCTCCTGATGTAGAGATATCGGTACAGGAATTGAAAATGTTCTTAGGATTGTGTCAGTACCAAAAGTTGAATCCATTCATCAAAGATGCCTACCTGATTAAATTTAGTAACAAACAACCTGCTTCAATAGTTGTATCAAAAGATGTGGCATTTAAACGAGCATTTGCGAATCCGAATTACGATGGAATGGAATCGGGTATTGTTGTTCTGAACAAAGAAACGGGGCAACTAGAACAACGTAAAGGAACGCTGTATATAAAATCTCGTGAAGAGTTAGTTGGGGCTTGGGCAACTGTTTGGCGAAAAGATATTCCTAGACCAACAGAAGTAGTGGTTAATTTTGATGAATATGTTCAGTTGAAAGATGGCAAACCCAATACTAATTGGAGTAAACGACCAGCCATTATGATCCATAAAGTAGCTGAATCTACAGCTTTACGTAAAGCTTTCCCAGATACACATCAAGGTATGTATGATGAGAGTGAAGTAAGTCAACCAATAGAAGTTCAAAGTTCGTCAATTATTGAAGGTCAGATTGCACAAATCAAACAACCTGTGATTGAAGCTTCTATTACACCGCAACAAGTTTACCAAGAGTCTCTTCCGGTTGTTGAAAATGGGAATGACATCTTCTAATGTTTCAAAAAGCAGTATTTTTTGACTATCACGAAACCGAAAAAGGGGCATGGTTTAAAGTCCATGTTCCTGGATGGTTTCCGAATAAAAAAATCATCCAAAAATGGATGAATGGAATTATCAAGATAGATGATGGACGTACAATTTCTGCAAAGCAAAGAAAGCTTATATACGCTCTGTTTAAAGATATAAGTCTATATACAGGGTATGAAGTCGAAGAATTAAAAGAATTGTTGAAAATAGACTTCATGGTTGATAAAGATCGTGATTATTTCAGTTTATCCGATGTTGAAATAGAAGTTGCTACGGAATTCATAGAATACATCTTAGAGTTTATGTTTGCTTGGGATATTCCAATCAATAAGAAAGTTGTTCCATTAGCTAGAGAGATTAATAACTATCTCTATTTATGCTTAATACACCGTAAATGCGCCGTATGTGGTGAAAGAGCAGATATACATCACCATGAGAATCTAGTCGGAATGGGAATGGATAGGGCAAAACATAATCACATTGATTCGAGGTTTATCGCATTATGTCGAGTGCATCACAATGAGTGCCACAACATAGGACATAAGACGTTTGAGGATAAGTATAAGATCACTGCGATTAAGTTAAATGAAGCAGCAATTAAGGAGTTAGGAATTTAGGAGGATTTGAGATGAATTTTATACCAAAAGAGCAACTACCAGTGTACCTAGGATTAGGTGATGTTATTGAATATAAATGCAATGATAATGTGATTAGGCTCATGGTCGTTAAGGGGTTTGATGATGAAGGACTATGGGGGTATAAGCTATTTGATCTGAAAAACATAGAAGTGTTAGAAGAAATGTATGATGGATTTTCTGAAATTGTGAATGGATATAAGGGAGTCGAAGGGTTCCGCATCATTAAATCATCAAATCTTGAATTAAGAGAAGTGTGACATGAGTGATTACATCGTATGTGAATATTGTGGGTGTAAAGAATTAAAATCAAGAGCAGAGCAGTGTGAGTGCGGGAGTTGGTATTGTAGATTTAGTTGCTTAGTTAGTGGACTTCATGAAGTTGGAGTCCGCCAACACACTTTTGATGAATTAGATCGTTGCGGTAAATGTGCGGTTGAAAAGCTGAAAATAGGCAAACTAACATTCCCACAGGGCGATAAACATTTAAATAGATTGTTAGCTCCTTCATTACTGTTATATGTGATAGGAGAGGCTAAACCAGTAAAGCGTAAGAAGAAAGTTAGTGAGAATCAGTTGAGCTTATTTTAGGAGGGAATTAGAAATGATGAATGTCGATGAATTAGTGAATATTCTTCATGAAGAAGCGAATACAAAATACAATACATATCTCGTTGTGTTTCATGATTGGGATGGAGATGAAATTAAAATAAGGGTGAAACAGGATATTAATAGACCTAATAACCCAGACGATGAAGAATTGGTTTCAGAATATGTTATGGATAACTATGGATATAAAGACTTTGAAATGATTCCGATTGATGAAATGGAAACGATTGATATTTAATTGGTTCTCACGAAGTAGAACAATTAACTTTATTTTAGGAGGGAATTAGATGAGAGTAAGAGAATTATTGTTTGATATTGAGGTTTGGGGCAGTGAAGAAATAAGAAGTGCTGATGGACCCATATTAATTAGAAAATTAAAGAATGGCCACTACCATGCATGCTTTGCTAAAAATAATTACAAAGTCTATGAATTATCTAAAGCTGGATTGATTCAGTTTTTACAAAACGTTAGGGAGGAATAGTAAATGGATAAAGGTTATGTAGTTGGCTATGTAGATGTTTATGTCGCTTGTTCTTCTAATGATGGTGTATTAGTCGGTAGTACAGACGTGGAGAGAGCTAAATTCGTACTTGAAAGTCAATATCTCAGTAATGTAGCCGATGGAGTGATAGCAGATTATTGGATTGAAGTTTATGACGGGAAAAATATAATTGGAATCATTGATTTCAATAAAGAAACGTTAGGATTTAGCAGTCGGTTTATAGAAAACTAGATCTATGAGGTTTGGGAGAGATAATAATGAGTGTTTATGATGTTGTGGAATGTCCTTATTGTGGTTATGAGCATGATATGGATACATATGAGTTCGATGGAAGTAATGAAGTAGATATTGAATGTGAATCTTGTGAAAAAGTGTTTGAGGTAATTCGTGAATGGTATCCGAGTTATAGTTCTCATTCGATTGAATATGTAAAATGTGAAGGTTGTAAACGAGAGGTAAGAGTCGGAGATAACAGTTATACTTTTGAAACTAAAACATTATGTCAATCATGCTACGGTAAGCGTTACATAGAATGGTTGGAAGCAAAGTAATTAAAATTAATGATCTATGAGGTGAGGATATGATTAAATTTAGTGAAATATCAGATTGTGCTTATGTGTTTTATGGAGACAGATTGGTTTGTAAAGAAGAAATTCTGGATGAGCTAGAAGAATATCGTGGTGGAGAATTTTTTACAGCCATCACAAAAGAAGTTGGATTTGGCCTAGAAGATGCTAAGGATATGTTAAAAGAGTTGGCAGATGATCTATATTGCAATAGAGAGTTATATGAAGATTGGGATGATGAGTTTATGAAACAAACGACTAATGAAGATTTAGAACAAATTGTAAAAGTAATTAAGGGAATCATCAAAAGAGTTCCAACTTGTTATGAAGCAGGGGAAGAAATTGAGTTCGACATATAATTAAAATTAATGATCTATGAGGTGAGAGTATGATGACAACTAGTGATAGTGTGATTTGCAAAAAAGCAGTCGAAACATTTGGAGCAGACCTTCAACAAATGGTGGCCATAGAAGAAATAGGAGAATTACTCCAAGCGATATCTAAGAGAGCTAGAGGAAAGGATAATAGAGATAACCTAGCAGAAGAAATTGCAGATGTAGAAATCATGTTAGAACAATTGAAGTATATTCATAATTGTCCGATAGAGGTAGAGTTATGGAAGGCAAGGAAATTAGATAAATTAAAAATTATGGTTGAAGGTGTGAGAGTGTGACAGCAAAGGAGATAGTAGATCAATACAATTTCAGTAAAGAGAGAATTGAGTCTTTAGAGAGAAAGAAGCAACGTATCCTAGATGAACCACCAATTAAAGTAACGGACTATAGTGAGTTTGGCTATGGTAATGGCGGAGGAATTGAAGATAAGTATTGTGACAGAGTGAAAGAAATAAATGACATAGATGAAGAGATTAGATGGTTGGGGCAATATGTTGAAAGAGTTGAAAAGGCATTTAACTGGATTAGCAAGACTCATCAGCAAGAGGTGGATATTATGTTATATAAATACACTCATAATAAAAACAACAAAGCAGTTGCTGACTTTTTTGGCTATTCTGAAAGAACTATTGAGCGAAAGTTAAAGGTTGTCTGTGAAAAATTGGTTAGTGTTATAAAATAATTTTTTAAGAATGTCGGAAAATATGTCGGTTAAGTTGTCGGAAAAAACGATAAAAAATGTGATAATATAGTATCATCGAGACGAAGGACAAGTGGTACTTCAATTACTCACATAGTTAAGTACATTATCGTGATGCTAAGTCATTTAGGATTGCGAGTTGCCCTACTAAGAGCCGAGGGTAAAACCTCGGTGAACTGCTTCCTTAGCTTAGATGGTTAAAGCTATCGGCTCATAACCGATTGACCACAGGTTCGAATCCTGTAGGAAGCACCAAACTAAAAAATAAATTGATGTCTTGATAATACATCAGTAATCTTAAATCCCATCCCGACAAACACACGTTCCCAGGACGTGTGTTTTTTCATGCAATAAAGTGAGGTGATAAGGTGGCGAGAGAAAGAAGTCCAAATAGAGATAAAGCTTTTGAGCTATACAAAGAATCCAATGGAGAGATACAGAATAGAGAGATTGCTAATATTCTTGGTATATCTGAGAAGACTGTATCAGGATGGAAAACAAAAGATAAATGGATCTCTAAATTAAACGGAGTACTCCAAATAAATGAACGGAGTACTCCGAAAGAAAAGAAGCACAATAAAAAGAAAAAAGAGCCGATTGTAAAAGAAGTTGAAGAAGTCATTGCTAGTGATGGATTAACGGATAAGCAAAGGCTCTTTTGTATTTACTATGTAAAGTTGTTTAATGCGACTAAAGCATATCAGAAAGCATATGATTGTGACTATACAACTGCAATGGTTGAAGGTTGCAAGTGCCTAAGAAAGCCTAAGATTGAAGAAGAGATTAAAAAGCTCAAATCAGAACGAATGAACGGAGCTTTCTTAACTACTGATGATTTACTCCAAAAGTACATCGATATTGCATTCGCAGATATCAGTGAATATGTAGAGGTTGAGATTATTGAGAGAGAACGTGATGATGGCACTGTTACTCGTTGGAATCATATTGTTGTTAATTCTAACTTTGATGGAAGCATTGTTACTGAGATATCACAGGGAAAAGATGGGGTAAAATTAAAATTAGCTGATAAGATGCGAGCACTTGATTTCTTAGCTAAGTATAACGGTATGTTATCGGCTGATGTAAAAGAAAAACTTGAGTTAGAGCGTGAGAAAGTGGCGATTATGAAGCATAAAGAAAGTCCAGAAAATGAAGAGTTTGAAGATGATGGGTTTATTGCTGCTTTATCGGCTCAGGTAGAAAGTGTGTGGGATGATGAAGAAGAGAGCTAAATTTAAATTCCAGCCATTTTCAAAAAAACAGAAGAAAATATTAACATGGTGGATGCCTAATTCTCCTATGCAGGATAAAGATGGCATAATAGCCGATGGCGCTATTCGTAGTGGTAAAACTGTATCAATGTCATTGAGTTATGTACTATGGGCTATGGAATCATTTGATGGTCAAAACTTTGGAATGTGTGGTAAGACAATAGGTTCATTCAGACGTAATGTATTATTTTGGCTTAAATTAATGCTAGTTTCAAGAGGATATAGAGTAACGGATCAACGAGCTGATAATTTGCTAGTAGTGCAAAGAGGTGACGTGGTTAATTATTTCTATATTTTCGGTGGTAAAGATGAACGGTCACAGGATTTAATCCAAGGGATTACGCTTGCTGGATGTTTTTTTGATGAAGTTGCTTTAATGCCACAATCATTCGTTAATCAGGCAACAGGACGTTGTTCAGTAGATGGTTCGAAGTATTGGTTTAATTGTAACCCGGATGGTCCTTTTCATTGGTTTAAGATGGAGTGGATAGATAAAAAGGTTGATAAAAATATTCTGTATTTGCATTTTACGATGGATGATAATTTATCGTTATCTGAGCGAGTTAAAGAACGTTATCGTAAGATGTATTCAGGCGTATTCTATGAGCGGTATATTCTTGGAAAGTGGAAGGTTGCAGAAGGTGTTATTTATAGTATGTTTGATACTGCTAAGCATTTAAAAGAGATTGTAGACGATTTGAAAGGTGAGTATTACGTTTCGATTGACTACGGTACTCAGAACGCTACAGTCTTTTTATTATGGCTAAAGACAAAAGAAATGAGTTATTGCCTTAAAGAGTATTACTACTCAGGTCGTGAGGAAGGAATTCAAAAAACAGACAGTGAATTTGCTGATGATTTAGAAGACTTCACTAAAGATTACAAGATAAGGCGAGTCATTGTGGATCCGAGTGCCGCTTCATTTATTGCAGAGTTGAAAAAACGTAAATTTAATATTAAGAAAGCAAAGAATGATGTATTAGATGGAATTCGGTTTACTGCGAGCTTGTTAAGTGAATGTAAAATCTTCTTTAGTAAAAAATGCACTAACACCATCAAAGAGTTTAATTCCTATGTGTGGGATGAGAAAGCAGCAAATCGTGGAGAAGATAAGCCGGTTAAAGAGAATGATCATGCTATGGATGCTGTTCGTTATTATTGCTATACGATTCTAAAATCAAGTGGAATTTCAGTATTGAAATAGGAGGTGCGACATGAGCTTTAAAGATTTTTATCGCACAGTTATGAAAGGGGTGAAAGCAGGGATGTTGGCTATACAGGATAATCAGTCGTTAAATGAAGCGAGGATTATTGGATTAATTCATGATTTTAATAATTCTTCTCAACGCAAGTGGATGTTAGACGGAGCTCGTTATTTTGAAGCTGAAAACGACATTAAAGATAGAGAGCTAGATGTTACTAGTAAATGGAAGGCTAATAATAAACTTGCTCACGCTAAATATCATAATATGGTGGAAGAGAAGGTATCTTATTTGATATCCAGACCATATAGCTTAGAGTGTGATTGTGATGAGAATGATAAATACCTTGCTTCTGTTAAATCTATTCTAGGGAAAAAGTTTCAATATGATTTAGCGTCATTGGGGTATGAGGCTTCTAATAAGGGAATTGCCTGGTTGCAGGTATATATTGACCAGCAGGGGAAGCTTAAAACGATGATGATTCCGAGTGAACAGTGTATTCCATTATGGAAAGATAACAGTCATGAAGAATTAGAAGCGATGATCCGCGTTTATGATGTTATGGTATGGGAAGGTAATCGACGTAAACAAGTTACAAATGTAGAAGTTTGGACTAGAAGTGATATTAAATACTACAGGCTAGAATCACAGATTCTTATTCCTTATAGTGACATGAACTACGATGAAACCGGTCCTATTTCTCATTATCAGAAGAATGGTAAGTGGAAGTCGTGGGGAGCTGTTCCGTTTATTCCATTTAAAAACAATCGATTTGAAATATGTGATTTGAAATTTGTTAAATCATTAGTAGATGCTTATGATATGACACGAAGTGAAGCCGCTAATTACATTGAAGAAGTTAAGAATTTAATCTATATTTTAAAAGGTTATGGCGGAGCTGATTTAAATGAATTTATGAAAGATTTAAATTTATTTAGGGCAATTAAGGTAGATGATGATGGTTCAGTAGATACGCTAACACCGGATATGGACATCACTGCACTTCGAGAGCATTATGAACAATTAAAGCGAGATATTACAGAGGATGGGCAGAGTATCAATAAGGATTTAGATAAGTTTGGTTCTGCGCCTTCAGGGGTAGCGCTTAAATTCATGTATGCAGCACTTGATTTAAAATGTAATGCGTTAGAGGTTGAATTTAAGTTAGGATTTGAGAAATTATTACAATTCATCAATATCTATTTAGGCGAATCCCAATCTATCACAGAAACTCATGATATTGATATCGTATTTAATCGGGACATGGAGATTAATGAAACAGAGGTCATTACTAATTGTCAAAATTCAATGGGGATATTGAGCAAGAAAACAATCGTTACTAACCATCCTTGGATAAAGGATGTTGAAGCAGAGTTGGAGCAAATTGCTATCGAGGAAGAGGAAGCTTTATCTAAACTGGAAGATACCATTCCTGGTGTAGAGGAAGATACAAATGAAGAATAATCAATATTGGATTAATCGAGTATCTAAAATCACATGGCAACGTTATAACGATTTGGAACAAGAGAATAAAAAGTTGTTAAAATTCTATCAACAAGCCATAGACCAAGTAGAACGAGAACTTGCTAAGATTGCTATTAAAATGCAAAGTAATCCATCGTTATCTAATCAGCATAATCAAAAGCGATTGAGTGAATTAAAATCGAAAATGAGTAAAATCACTGAAGAATTAATGTTAAAAATCAAAGGATTCACTGAAGAACAAATTCATAAGGCAATTATTAATCAATATCAAGATATTATTGTGAAAATAGTTGGAAATGATTTTGCACTTCCTAATGAAGACTTAATTAAGATGATGATGGATAACCCATGGTCGGGTGCTAATTTTAGTGATAGACTATGGCGAAATAAAAGTTTGTTGGAATTTAATTTAAATGAAGTTCTTGCTCGTGGATTTATACAAGGTAAGACAACAGTTGAAATTGCAAAGGAATTATCTTTACGAGTAGAGAAAAATTTTAACGTTTGTCTAAGGTTAGTTAGAACAGAACGTATGCATTATCTCAATGAGAGTTCAAAAAAAGCCTACCAAGATGCAGGAGTTAAGCAACTTCAATATTGGGCGGCAGAAGATGAACGCACTTGTGAAACATGTGGAAATTATCATGAGAAGATTATGGAGTTTGATGAGGCACCAATTCTTCCAGTGCATCCAAATTGTCGATGCACTTATGTACCAGTCATCGAAATAACGGAATGAATAATAAGCGTGTACTTTGGGTGCGTGCTTTTTATTTTGCCTTTTTTAGGTCCGTAGGCAGGCGTAAAAGAACAAACGACCTAAATCTTAATTCGTGGAACAACTCACGTAAAAGGCGTAATTAGGAGGATTGAAATGGACTTTAAAGAATTTTTAAAGGGGATTGTCAGTGAAGAACAAGTAACGTCAATTCTTAACGGAATGAAAGAAAACAAATTCTACATTTCTGTTAATGAGAATGTGGATGAGCTTTATAATAAGTTAAAAAGTCAAAAGGAAGATTTGGAAGCTCAATTAGGAACTGCCAATTCAACGATTGCAGACTTAAAGAAAGCAACTAAAGGAAATGAAGATTTGCAGAAGAAATTGACTGAGTATGAAACTCAAATTCAAACATTACAACAAGAGAGTGAAGCAAAGGTTAAAAATCTCACGTTAGATCACGCAATTGAGAAGTTATTAACGACTAATAATGCTAAACATATTGAGTTATTAAAAGCTCAATTTGAACGCGACAAGTTAGAGATTAATGAAGATGGAACTATTAAAGGTCTAGAGGATCAGTTTAAAACTATCAAAGAGTCTTATTCAGATTTATTTCAAGCGCAGTTAGGTGGACAAACACCTAATAATACAGGTTTTAGTTCGCAAACCAACTCAAATGCTTGGCAAACAAGTACAGATAATCAAGGAGCAGTAGCACAACCTTGGAATCGATTTAGAAATTAATTATTAGGAGGAAGTTAAAATGACTTTAAATTATGCAGAACAATGGCAGCCAAATTTATTAGATATTATCATAGGAGATACATATATCTCTCCATTTATTCGTTCAAATGTGAAATGGTTAAATGCTAAGACATTCCACTTCACTCAAATGGGAACAAGTGGTTATAAAAACCATAGTCGTGAAGGTGGATGGAATCAGGGGACATATTCACAAAATGATGTTCCATTTACAGTTATGCATGATCGTGACATTGAGTTTTTAATTGACAAGGCAGATGTTGATGAAACAAATTCGACGGCATCTATTCAGAATATTTCTGAGATATTCATTAAAACGCAAGCAGTGCCTGAGATGGATGCTCAATTCTTCTCGACAGTAGCGACAAAAGCTTTAGCTACAACTGGACAACACTCAACTACTAAGGAGTCTGAAATTACGCCTGAGAATGTATTGAGTTACTTGAAAAATATTTTCAAAAATAAAGGTTTAAAACGTTATAAAGCAAAAGGTGCGTTAATCGCCTATGTATCTACACATGTTATGACATGTTTAGAATTGTCAAAAGACTTTGCTAAAGTTATTAATCCAACTTCAATTAGTGGATTGGGTGCATCTATTAACACTCGTATTACTAATTTAGACGGTGTGACGTTAATTGAGGTGATTGACGATGAACGATTCAAAACTAAATTTACATATAATGATGGGTTTGCTGCTCATTCATCCGCTAAAGATATCAACGTGTTAGTAGCAACCCCAATGACGGCTTTATTTGTACCTAAGATTGCTTCTATCTATGCGTTTAAACCAGGTCAACACACTAAAGGTGATGGGTGGTTATACCAAAATCGTGCATTCTGGGATACGTTCCTAATGCCAAATGGATTAGACAATAAGCTTGATTCGTTTTATGTCGATACATTAGATACAACTATGTAAGAGGTGATTTTATGGTCGACGAAATATTACGTTCGCTAGCCATAAGATTAGATGAAGAATTCGATGATGAGTTGATGAGGGATTATGTAACCGAATCGATTGTAGAGATAAAGGATTATCTTAATTATGGCGATAATCCTTTACCGAATTCTTTGGCTCCTATCGTGAAAAAAATGGCAATGGCTAAATATAATACCTTCAGCATGGCAGGAATCAAGAGTGAAAGTTATAGCGGTGTAAGCCAAGTATATTTAGAAGATGCCCTATCAGTTGAGGATATGAAGAAGTTACGAAGCAAGCGTAGATTACCATGTCAATAACAGGTCAATTATTATGTAATAAAGCCTTATATTTAATTCACAATATTGAGAATATACCATTAAAATTTAGAGAATAGGAGAGGATTAGATGTTAGAAGTGGTAAAAAATATGACGCTAAATGGAGTTTCAAAAATTGATGGACAACCAGTTGCTTATATGAATGCCAGTTTGTCAACAGATGGTAATGGTTCAAACAATATTAATACAAACATTGTTAATCGTGAACTATATAACGCTAATAAAGAACAAGTTCGCCAGGATATTGCCGATTTTGATGAGATGGTCTATGCACAAGAAGATAAATTAGTAGGAGGGCAAATTTAATGAAGTTAAGTAATGAAGTGTTAGTGAGCAGTGTTCCAGTTTTAAGTAAGTTAAATCAATTAGAGCTCCCCGTTAAGGTAGCTTTTATTTTAGCCAAAAACATTAAAGAAGTGGATAAATCATTAGAAAGTTATAATGAAACACGTAAAAAGCTATTGATTCAATATGCCGAAAAAGATGAAAATAACATGCCGAAATCAGATGATGCTGGGAATATTATTTTCAAAGAAGGTTGCCAAGAGAAGTGGGACCAAGATATTAAGGAATTATTGGACTTAAAAACAAATGTTAAAATTCAAACAATTTCAACCCATGATTTATTCAAAGTAGAGATTTTAATTTCACCGTCTGAATTAGAAAAAATCGAGTTTATGATTAAAGAGTAGTAAATTAAATAGTTACGATATACTTAGGTAAGGCATCTAAAGTCATTAGAATGGGTGAGTCAAGCTTTATCAAGAAGGAAGGAGGGATTTATTTAGAAATGGTTGAAGATGAGTTAGAGGAAGTGTTAAGAAAAAAGAAAGGTGTGTTTTATTTAATGGGTTGAAAAAGAGATATGATGTGTATCAACTTGAATTAGTTGGATATGACAATTTTAATACTCAGATATATGAAGAGGTTCTTTTTAAGAAGCTTGAAATGATTATTGTTCCGAAAGATTTAAAAGTAATTAAAGATGGTGTTCAGTATATTGAATCTAAGCACTTTGGATTGACGGTTGATAAAACTATTAAAAAAGGAATGGTTATTAAAGGTAAAGGTGAGGAGGAAAAGTTTATAGTTGAGAATGTGAATAACATTGCTCGACTTTCTCAAATCACACTAAGGATGGTGATGATTGATGAGTGAATTTGAGGTCGAAGGGTTAAGTGATGTTGTTAATAATCTACGTAAACAGGCGAGCAATTTTGAGCTTTTAGCTAATATCGCAATGGAGAGGTCGTTATTGATAGTTGAAAATAAGGCTAAACAAAATTGTCCAGTAGATGATGGAATCTTAAGAGCATCAATCACTCATACAATAGAGATTAAAGAAGATGCTCTTATCGGAAAAGTAGGTTCTAATCTTGAGTATGCACCTTATGTTCACCAAGGGACAGGTGTTTACGCTATAAATGGGGATGGTCGTGAAGATCCATGGTCGTATCAAGATGCCCAAGGGAATTGGCATAAGACTGTAGGACAAAAACCACAACCATTTATTACAGATGCTATTCAAGAGAAGAAAAATGATATTTTTACTACTTTTAAAGAGGTGTTAAAACAATGATGATTCAACGGCTCTTAAATGCTACGGAAGTAGCTACTGGAATCAAACCATTGCCATCTATTATTAAAGGAGATAGAGGAATTGCATACGAATGGAAGGTAATGAGTGATGATGGTCAGGTTGCAACAGCATCCTATCAAGTAAGGGTGATCTCAAGAGATAAGATGGAAATAGAAAATATTAATCAAAAAATAAAAAAAGCACTCATTGCATTCGGTGATGGTTCTCCCGTTCCAGGTGTAACAAGTGCTTTTATTAATGGTCAAAGTTCGTTACCTATTGGAGAACTGAATCAGAGCATTACTAACTATCAAATTAAGTATAGGAGTGAGTAAAAATGGCACAAGAGAAAGAAATGTTATTAGGATCAGGTGATTTATATATTGTGTCTTATACTGGAACTATCCCTGAAAATGAAGACATCGAAATAGAAAGTAATCGAATTGGCGGAATTAAAGGTGGGGCAACGTTAACGTATAAGCCGACTATTTATTCTACAACGGATGATATGCGACGAATGAAGAAGTCATTAATTACAGCTGAAGAAGCAACTTTTAAGAGTGGGTTTTTATCGTTTGATTTGGGTGAAATTGCAAAGCTATGCTTAGGAGCAGCATTCAATACCTCAGGTGAAGAAGATACATTAGAAGTTGGTGGTGGAATGACGATTCAACAGTATGTATTAAGGTTTGTCCATACGATGGATACAGGATTAAAAGTTAGAACAACTATGGTTGGTATTCCATCGAGTGGATTTGAACTAGCATTTAATCCTGAGAAGGAATCAACAACTAATGCAGAGTTTAGTGCAGCACCTATGGATAATAAAGGCCGACTTTTTAAGATTTCAAAAGAAAAAGCGTCGGTGTTATCAAAACAAAAGAGCGTGAAATAACGCTCTTCTAAACTTAAGGAGGAAACGGTATGGGTAAAGTCCTAGATTTAAATCAATTCGTAGGTTCATATTTAACGGTGGCGTTACCTTGTGGGAATTTGATAAAGATTAATAAGTCATCTGAGCGACTTAAGATTAAGTTAATGGCATGTATTGAAGAACAAATCCAATTAACGGCTATGGAAGTTAAGGGAGAAGAGGTTAGTCACGAGCGACAGATAGAATACATTGATTTATTAGAAGACTTAATTCTTGAAATTCTTAATAATAATCGAAGTAAAGTTAAATTTGACTTAGACTATGTTAGAGCTTATTTTGGCGAAATTGAAATGATTAATGCCTTATTATTAGCTTATCGAGATTTTGTTGAGGAGACTTTATCAAACCCAAACTAAAATTGCCTTCTTTACCAATAGAATCGGATAGTCCAATGGATAGAGAATTGATTGAAGAGGTTAAAATGGTTGCAGATTACTGTAACTTATCTCTTGTTGATGCGTTAAATCTACCGTGTGATCTTTTCGCTCTAGCACTAAAGAAGGCATTTATTTTAAAGTTAAGAAACTCAAAAGAAGGTCAAGAGTTATTAAAACTATCTGAGTATATGGAGCGTACGGATTGTGATTTAGATATGCTGATGGAATTCTGCGACGACAAGGAGTGATGTCGTGAGTGCGTATGCAGATTTAGGCACATTATGGTTAAATATTGGAGTTAAAAATAAAGTAAATGAAGAGTTTAAACAGATTGAGAATACTGTAACTGATTCGGCTAAAAGGGTAGAAGATTTAGGGAAGAAATTCACTAAGTATTTAACAGTACCATTAACAGGACTTGGAACCCTTGCGATTAGAGAGTTTGCACAATTTGAAAGTGCTATGAGTAAAGTTCAGGCAACAACGAGTGCTACAGGAGATGAAATGGTTCTTCTTACTGCAAAGGCTAGAGAGCTGGGGAAGAGCACTATTTATTCTGCTGAAGAAGTAGCACAAGCCATGAATTATATGGCCATGGCTGGATGGGATACTACTCAAATTATTGATGGATTAGATGGTGTATTAAGTCTTGCGGTGGCAAGTGGCGAGGATTTGGCGAATGTTAGTGATATCGTCACTGATGCATTAACTGCTTTCGGTTTAAAAGCAAGTGATACACAAGACTTTGTAGATTTACTGGCTAATACAGCAAGAACGGCAAATACTAATGTTTCCTTGCTTGGTGAGTCATTTAAGTATGTTGCCCCAGTATCTGCATCGTTAGGGGTTAGTGCAGAACAAACAGCTTTAGCATTAGGGCTGCTTGCTAATAATGGTATTAAAGGTTCACAAGCAGGTACGACATTAAGGGCGGCTCTCAATCAGCTAATCAAACCATCTAAAGAAGCTGCTTCTTTAATGAAAGAGTATGGAATTGCTATTCAAACTGCTGATGATGGCTCAGTTGATTTAATGGCTACGGTTGAATCGCTTAAAAATGGTATTTCACAGCTTGAGAAGACTCAACAAGCTCAAGTTGTATCGACTTTAGTTGGAACTGAAGCTATGAGTGGTATGATGGCTTTAATTAATGCTACTGAAGCAGATGTGAATAAACTAACTGAGGCAACTACGAACTATAAAGGTTCTGCACAAGAAATGGCAGACACTATGAATAACAACGTTAAGGGGAATTTAAATAAATTAAAATCGGCTTTTTCAGAGTTATTGATTGTAGTGGGAGAAAATTTAGTTCCGATGTTTACCAAGTTAGTTGAAAAAACAATTGAAATCATAGAGTGGTTTGGATCACTTGATGAAAGTACACAAGAATTTATTGTTAAAATGGGACTGCTAAGTGCAGCAGTTGGTCCAGTACTTACTGTTGTTGGAAAGTTAAGCTCTGCATTAGGTCCGTTAAGTGGTGGATTCACTAGTGTAGGAGGCTCAACAGGCGGATTAGTTACTACTATAGCTGGAGCTGGTGGACTAACAAGTGCATTAGGGAGTTTGATTTCTGTTTTAACAGGACCAGTAGGGTTGGCTTTAGCAGGAGCAACAACAGGTTTTGTTTTATTAAACAAACATGCCGAAGAAACAGCGGTGCTTAGTTTTGATGAAACACTAAAAAATATAGATGGTTTATCATCTGCTACCTCCCAAATGGTTAGTACTATTCGAAGTGATTGGGATGAATTAAGTCAGCAAACCCAACAGATGATGAATAATCAACAAACAATCACGACAGAGGGATTAGAAGCTTTAAAAACAAACTATATCACTCATTTTGACGAATTGATTGAACTTGAACAAACTACCGGTAATGAGCGCTTAGATTGGCTTCAACAAAAGTATGAAGAGTCAGAGGGAGAACAACGTAACTATTATTATCGATTATTATTAGCGGAACAAGAAGCACTAGGTGAGGGTGTTAGCCATCACGAAGCTAACAAGCAAGAAGTATTACAAATCATGAGTGACTTGGCAGAAGGAAAGATTACAAATACTCAAGAAGCAATGAATCGAATACAAGAAATCATTGCAGAAAGTACAGCATCAGAAATTCAGAATTCAATTGATAAGGGTGAAGAGTTACTTGTTTTAGCTCAAAACTTTGGAGCGTTAGAAGAGAGTTTAAGAGCTGAACAAGCATCGAAAATCATTCAGGATGCAAATGCAGTGAAAGATGAAAAGATAAGTGCTGCTAATGAGGCTTACGATATTGAAGTTAAAAATATTTTAGGATTAACAACCCTCACTCAAGATGAACGTAAGAAAATGTTATCAGATGCAGAAACTCGCAAGAATGAAGAGATTAGAATTGCACATGAACAAAAGATGGGAATTGTTGATGAACTTGGTAAGGCTTACCCAGAGTTATCTAGAATTATTAATTACGAAACCGGAGAAATCAGAGGTTCTTGGTCTCAGATGTGGAGTGGTATTACAAGAAGCCATGAAACGGAGATGCAGGTATTAGTCAAAAATGCAGGTAAGGATCTTGGCGATGTGACGGGATATTACAATGAGATGAGTGAAAAAGCAGGTCGAGATTTAAATAACCTTGTTCTAGAACAACAAGAAGTCGGTAGAAATGCCATTTCAATGGGGCAAGATATTAAAAATGCTTCTGAGATAACGACGACTAACGTGAAAGGTCCGATTAATAGCTTTGAAACGTTAAAGCAGAAAGTTGATGCTGTTCCGGGTAGAAAAACAGTAGAAGTTATAATTAACGAAACAACTCGTAAGCGTACTGAAGTTTATGGGACTTCTGCATCAAATGGAAGGATGGCGCGTACTCAGATGTTTTCAGATGAAGGAATTGTTACTTTTAATGACGCCTTGTACAATATGACTGCATTTAATACTGGGTTTAATCCTAGTGATGATATTTCCCGTTATGCTTCTTTAAATGATGATGCCCAAACTATTCAATCTATCTCAACTAAAGGTATTGAAGATAGATTAGAAAAATTAGCAGAATTATTAGAGAAGTTTCAAGATTTAAAAGTTTATTTAGATAAATATACCTTAATTGGAGAGCTAGCACCTGGTATGAGCAAACAATTAATGAAAGGAGTGAGACCAAGGTGATTATAAATGGAATTAATATAAAAAGTATTGGTTGTTATTTGTTGCGGTACAGATATACTCCTTCTCAATATAATGGGCGCAGCTTTTGGGATAATGGAGTAATTTATCCAATTATTTTAGAAGGTAATTACGGGTGGTCAAACTTAGAGATAGATATTTATATTGAAGATGAGAGTGCGGCTGGTATTGAGCGAAAGAAAAGCCAATTAAATGCTTTGATGGAGAATCCACTTATTATATTAGATGAGGTAGATTCTGAAATCGAATATATTTGTGCTTACGAAAATCAAGTTGTGGTGGAGAAGATTAATGAAGTAGCAAGCATTGCTACTTATAATTTTAAGGCGGTAAAACGAGGGATAGAAAAATCCATCCCTTTGAATAATTTAAGTAATGTTATTAGTATTGAAGGGACAGCGATGGCGGATGTTACTTATGAAGTAACCCCAAAAAGTGATTTGATAGATTTTGCAATTAATGATGTTATATTAAAAAATCTTACGGCAAATAAAACTGTTATAGTAGATGGGGTGAATAAAACAGTCACCAGCGATGGAGTAAATAAATTTAAAGATACTGATTTCTTAAGTTTTCCTAAATTTAAACCCGGATCACATACTATTTCGTTGAATAGAACTAATGTCACAGTCATTATGAAGTATCATCCAAGATATGCTTAGAGAGGAGGCGTATAGTGTTAACGTTATTTGATGTTGAAAATACAAAGATAGGATTGTTAGAAAATTTAAAAGATTTTGTCATTCTTGAAAAACTCAAAAACGGTAGTTCCACTATTTCCTTCTCTTTGTATCGTAATGATCCATATTGCAAGCAAATTAAAGAGGAATGTTATATTGAAACATCAGACAATCGATATATTGTAAAAATAATCAATGATCAACAAACTGTTATTAGATATACTTGTGAGTTAGACTTAGAATCATTGACAAGCAAGATATGGTATGATGGATTTAGCAATGTTCGTGCCAATGTGGTTGAAACAGTTAAGTTGGCTATTGCGGGAACAGGATGGACAGTTATTGATGGTGGAGTAAATGAAAAAAAACGTACTATTAATTTAAAAGCGATGGATAGTTATGAAATCATTAAGAATTGCTTAACTAAATGGGATGTTGAGGTTAAATTTGATGCCAAGAAACGAATGATCACATTAGCAGATAAAATTGGAAGTGATAAAGGAGTTTATTTCAGTGATGAATTTAATCTTACAACAATTCATGTTGAAAGTGATTCTAGAAGTTTTGCAACAAGGTTATATGTACGAGGCAAAGATGGTCTAACATTTGCTAGTATTAATGGTGGCAAAGATTACATTGAGGATTACTCTTATACTAGTAAGCTAGTATCGAAGATTTGGATAGATGAACGCTACGAAAATGTACAACAGTTATTAGAGGATGCAAGACTTAAACTTAATGATTTCTGTAAACCAAAGAGTACTTATGAATTAGAAGTTGTTGACTTAGCCTCTTTATCTAATGAGTACTCTTTTTTAGAGTATGGGATAGGAGATTCTGTAACTCTTTTAAGTGCTGGTAAAGAAATTCGTGAAGTACATCGTATTGTCGAAATAGCTAAGTATCCGTTAGAACCTGAACGGAATACAGCTACATTATCAAATGGATTGTTGACTTTTGAAGAATCACAAGAGAAAAATGATGCAATGGCGGAAAATGTTGATTCTGTATTAAATGAAGATGGAACTTTAAACGGTAGTAAAGTAGATGGAATCACAACTGAGCAAATTGTAGATTTTGAAGCTAAAGTTGTTTCTGTTGTTGATTTAAGTGTTGTGAATGCCAAAATCGAAAACTTAGAAGCAAGTAAAGCTTCTATTGAACAATTAAGTGCAGTTCAAGCAGATATAGGTGATTTAAGAGCTAATACAGCTACAATAGATCAATTAAAAGTGACAGAAGCTAGAATTAGTGTACTTGAAGTAAATGATGTTAAGGTTAATGGTTTATTAGAGGCATCAAGTGCAAAAATTAATATTTTAGAGGCAACGTCAGCAGAGATAAAACATTTACTAGCTGGAAATCTTTCATCTGAAAACATTCAAGCAGGTGGAATTACCTCGGATAAATTAACCATCGCTAATGGATTTATTAAAGATGCGATGATTGATTCGTTGAATGCGAATAAAATAACTGCAGGTCAAATCAATACGGCCTTGGTTCAAGTTGCTTCATCAAGTGGAAATTTAGTCATTAATGATAATACAATACAAATTCGTGATGCAAATCGTGTTCGTGTTCAAATTGGTAAAGATGCTTCGAATGATTACTCTATGAGTGTATGGGATCCAAGTGGTAAGCTGATGTTTGATGCACGAGGACTGAAAGCAGATGCAATTAAAGAGGGGATTATTCGTAATGATATGATTTCAGCTCATGCCAACATTGATGGTTCAAAGTTAAATATCAGCAGTGTGGTGAGTGAAATTAATGAGGGTTCTACAAACCTTAAAGCATCAAAGGTTCAAATTGATGGTGTGGCGCAAACATTAGAAGTAGCTTTTAATCTTTTAAAAACACAGGCTGATGGGACAAAGTCTCAAACAGAGAGTAATACCACCGCTATTAATGTAGCCCAGGGAAAAATTAACACACTGATTCAAGATACAACGATTACTAAAGATGGACAAACCGTTAAATTGAAAGATGAATACTCTAAACTCGAACAAACAGTCGGAAGCTTGAGTTCCACGATTGGAAAGCAACAAACGATTATTGATGATCATACGGGTAAGATTACAGCCTTTAATAGTGAAATGGTGTCGTTAAAACAAAATCTGAATGGATTGAGTGCAAATGTTTCATCAGTTCAGACAACCTTACAGTCACATAGTGTCTTAATCGGACAAAAAGCAAATAGTATGGATGTTTACACTAAGTCACAGACTGATGCACAGATTAATCTCGTTAAAGAAAGTATTATTTTAGGTATTTCACAGACTTATGAGACAAAGGTGAATGTTGAAAAAAAGATTGATGAAATCCAAGTTGGAGGAAGAAATCTAATTATTAGACATGATGAACTTCCTAAAAGAATGGTTAATAAAGATGGAGCAGTAGAATATTGGGAGCATTCCTCATTGATGAATGATTTTATTAGTGTATCACCTAATGAATGTCTGACTTTCTCACAGATCAAAGATGGTGGAGTCTACGATGATTATTTCCGATATGCTTTTTATGCAAAAGATAAGGTGACTGTGATTAAAAGGTCATACAATATGGATGATGTATTTCAAGAAATCGTTCCAGAAGGAGCCGTATGGTTGCGTGTTTCATATAAGACAGGAAATGTTGTAAAGCTTGAGAGAGGGAATAAAGTAACGGATTGGACACCTGCTCCTGAAGATGTTCAGGCGTCTATTGATACTAAAGCTAATAGTGTGGACGTGTATGTTAAATCAGAAGTCTATACTAAATCTCAGACGGATAGTGCGATTCAAGTGGCAAAAGATTCGATTAATTTAGGCGTGTCTAGTACTTATGAAACAAAGATAAATGTTGAATCTAAAATTAATGGGGTAAATTCTTCTATTTCAGCGTTGCAGCAACGAGTGTCTACTGCGGAGCAAAAGATTACTGATACTGCAATCACAAATCTAGTGAAGCAAAACTTTTATACAAAAGAAGAAACTGAAACTCAAATCACGAGCAAAGGGTATGCTACATCATCAGAAGTTCAACAAACAAGTACCTCATTGATTGCCAAGTTCTCAGCAAGTGGAGGTTATAATGCAATCAGAAATAGTGGGTTCTTACACGCATTCACATTTTGGGGAACGCAAACTCATAATTCACCGACTGGCGGTTCGATTGGAACTATAGGACCAACGGCAGATTGGGGATTCCCAAATGCGCGATTAAATACAGCGCAAATTAGATTGAGTAATCAATCAAATGTAGAATACGGATTAAAATGTTCGGTTGATACAACGATTGGTAAGGTCTATACTATACGTTTTAGGTATGCTGCACATCGAGTTAATCAAGTGAATGTTATTGTTAGAAATGGTGGTGGTGGTTGGCATACTAATAAATATATTGATGCACCGTATACCTATTCTGGTGGAAAAGGTAGTGAGGCTGGTTGGGGGATATTTACTCATACTTTTAGAGCCAATAACACATCACATGTACTTAATTTTGTTATTACTAATGCAGCTAATGACGGATTTTTTTGGGTAGCGGAACCTATGGTTTTTGAAGGGGATATTGATGCACCTTACTCACCACATCCGTCAGAAGTATATTGGGGACAAACATTAATCGACCAAAATGGTATCCGGGTAAATGCATCAAATGTAGGAACTTATACAGAAATGCATGCTGGAGGATTCTTCGTTAAAAAGAATGATGGTAATCTTCTTTTTGAAGCAACGAATAAAATAGCGTTGTATGATGGAAAAGGAATTTCATGTATCTCTATCGTTAATGATCCAAGTGCTAACTACGGTAATGCTCGCATTGACTTACGTGGGGGTATTAACTTTATTCATAATCCAGGACAAGATGTTGGAATTAATCAAATTCTCTTAGGGAATGATGATAGATCTGATAAATATGGATTTCACAATATGTCTATTCGTTGTTGGAATTCATTTGGATTCCAAGATAACTATGGATATACTAATATGTTTGCAGATGTGCGACGCGGGCGTTGGATTATGAAGGGTGCTTTATATCAAAATACACAGACACCACCCGCCACTTTCTCTATGAACTTTGATGGTGAAGATGAAATTTATAATAGTGGATATGAGCGTAGTCAAGCCATTGATTCAGTTATGAATTTAAAAACAGGAGTGTACGTTGATAATGATGGTGAGTGTTGTTCGGCTATATATGGTGGATACTCAGAGTTGATTACAACAGAGTATCAAGATGAATACGGAAAGATTACTACACACTTAAATCATGAGGCTTTAAATGCATCGTTAGTCGTGACGTGTCAGGAACAACAGAAGTTGATTAAGGCACTTCAAAAAGAGTTAAATGAAATCAAAGAATATTTAAATGTTGCATAGAAAAAAAGGTCACTCCATGAGTGGCCTTTAAATATGAGGAGATGAATGTTATGAGGTTGATATTTGGATATGGAATGGTTATATTGGGATTAGCTCTGGCAATTTGTTGTCGATTAAGTGTTTTAATTGCATATGAAGGAGAATTATTACTTGATTTTTGGTTTATATGGTTGTTGTCTGGTGCTTTGATGATTTTTGGAGCAAACTTAATTTACTCTTCTTTTTTAAAAAATAATGATATATAATTGGTATTATTTGTATATAAAAGGAGAGATATGATGAAAGAAAATTCAAATGTAAAATTAAATACTAATGACATGATGGATTTAGCAATTGAAACTGGGATGCATAATTTATTATGGACTTAGTTTTGTTTAATTAAAGTTTAATATGTTATAAAAGGTCACTTATAGAGTGACCTTTTATTATAAGGAGAAGAAAAATGAATTTAGAATTATCCAATTATGTTGTGTTAACAGGAATTCTTATTGTGACAGGATTATTCCTAAATAAATGGGAGCCACCGATTAAGAAGCAATATGTCGCGTTAATGTTGCTTGTGACGGGGCTAGCATTAGGTCATTTCATGGTCGATAATAAAGCATACGGATTCTTAATCGCAGGTTTAGTCTTTTATAAGGACGAATTAGTATCAGAGATTAAGTTAGTAAAAGATAGTGTTTTAGAAGTGAAAGAAGAAACGAATTTGAAAGGAGAGAGTAACTAATGGATTTAACTTTTTTAAGTGAATATTGTATTCCAGTGATTGTGGGAATTTGTTTATGTGTAGGATATGTAATCAAAACAAGTATTCCTAAGATAGATAATAGCCTTATTCCGATGATTTTATCGATTCTAGGGCTTTTAATTAACATTTGGATAAATCATGCCATTAACCCATCTATCGTCTTAGGTGGGCTTTTTAGTGGGTTAGCTTCAACAGGATTACACCAATTATTTAAAAATTTAATTAATGCAGAGGAGAAATAACATGACAACACCAATTTTAGTATTAGATGCAGGACATGGATTAACAACAGCAGGTAAACAAACAATGAATGGAAAATACGGAATTATTAAAGAGTGGGAGTTAAACAATAAAGTTCTACTCTATATCATGGAATATTTAAAAGATTATGCGATTACTATTTACCGAACGGATGATCCAACAGGGAAAACAGACATTGATTTATTGGAACGTGTCAAACGCTGTAACGCTTATGGTCCAGTTTTATTTATTTCAATTCATCATAATGCCGGTGGTGGAACAGGGATTGAGGTCTATTGGCATACTAAGGGAACACAAGAAGATAAAAAAATCGCTGAGATTGTCGCTCCTAAATTAGCAGCAGAAACAGGCTTAAGAAATCGAGGGGTTAAACAGGAGGTGTGGACAGTCTTAACGTGTAAAGCAACCGCTATTTTAGTTGAAGGTGGCTTTATGGATACTACATCGGATTATGAGTATATTTGTAGCGAGGTAGGGCAACGAGTTTATGCGAAAGCTATTGCTGACTCGGTGATTGAGTATTTAGCATTAGAAAAGAAAGTTGTTGAACAAAAGCCAGTGCAAGAAGAGAATCAATCAACATCAACGACTACAACAGATAACAAGTGGTATCAAGTCGTTGTAGGCTCATATTTAGGAAAAAATAAAGCTAACGAAGTTAAAGCGAAGTTAGAAGCACAAGGCTACACAGGTGTATGGATTGATGTGGTTCAAATAAAAGGAGAAACATGGCATCGTGTGATTTGTGGATCATACCAAGACCGAACAAATGCGGATAAAATCAAAGAGAAGTTAGATAAATTCTATACAGGAATTTGGATTAATGTAAAATAAGTATCACAAAAATTTACTAGGTCAATCATTGAGTTGCTTTGATTTTTATAGAGAGAAAATTTACTTGATTTTAATAAGTATTAAATTATTTTGTTCGACATATGATTTACTAGGATATGATTGGAGGAGATTAAATGGTAGATGAAAGTAAATATTTAAACTTAGACGAATGGAGAAAAAGGTTGAGAGAGGTATTTAAAGGTGAGATTCCAGATTATTATGAATGGACATCTGAGGAAGATATTATTAGAGTATTAAAGATAGTTGGGGAGAGAAATGTAAATCATACTTTCTACCCAGATGGTGGAGGCATGGATGTTGAAGGAGTATGTAAATCATTTGAAAATGGATACATCGAGATTTATGATGGCTTAGATTTAATTTTAATTAAACCTAATAGATTAAGGTTTTATAATATGCATAACGGACACAATTTATCATATTTTATTCTAGAGCTTCAAAGTATTAAACCAATTGATAATACAATGGTAAATGAATCTTTTGAGAAGTATATTGATTCAAATACAGGAAAAATTTATAGAAGGTATTTAAAAGGTAAATTCGCCATATTTGCAAAAAAATCAGACTATAATCTCAAAGTTTCAATGGCATATGATGCATTACATAATAATATGAATAATGATAATTTTGAAATTTTAATAAATAGATTGAATGAACGTTTAGAGAAGTGTGAAAAGTTAAAAAAAGAGGTTGATGTGGCACAATCTCCTGTGATTGATTCAACTTTAACAAAGAAATTTAGATGTGGTGAATATGGAGCTTATGTGATTACTACGGATGATTTAAACATTCGAAAAGAGCGTAATCATATATCTGAACGAGTAGGGACTATTCCAAAAGGCACTAAAGTCAAGGTGGAATACATCTTAGGTGTTAATAACTCTAAATCAGAACCATTCTGGGGAAGTGTATATACTTCATATGGGAATGGATTCATTAACTTAAATTACACAAAACCAACTGAATAACATAGTAAAAGAGGTAGATTCGCTTAATTCCGATTCTACCTCTTTTTTATTTTAAATTATTCCTTTACTGAAATAATCTATAGTCACAAAGTTTATAACTAGATAGAAAGATTGATGAAAAATGCAATAACTGTTATAATTTTGGTGTTGAATGTAAAAATAAGAGAAGTTATTATGGCATTTATGAAAAAAGTTAATACAATAAAGTATATAAATGAAGTATCCTGAATTAGTAAATAATTCTTAATAAACTAGTATTAGCAGATTAAAAGATGAAGGTAAAAAATGTTTATCTCTTATTATAAATTGAATGCATATGACTAGATAATGTAAGGAGGAAGTATGGAGATTGGAGTAATTGTTGTCTTTATAATGGGGTATTTAACTGGAAGAATGAAGAATAGTTTAATATTTTCATACATATTGAATAAAAATGAACAGGAAAGATATGTAAAAAGAGGGATGAATATTGATAAAAAAGATTTTTATTACTGGCTACTTTTAATAAGTATAGTCTGCATAATGTGGATATCATCTGATTTATATTTGAATGATAATTTTGTTGAGTATATAAGTTTTGCTGGTACAATTACTTCAATCTTGCTGGGATTATTAGCTATTTTCTACTCGTTTGTTCAAAGTTTAGATGGGAACAATAGTATTAAAACTTTACAAGATATTTCATCAGATTTAGCAGAATACTCAGAAGCAATTAATGGAAAAATCAGTGAATTTAATGGGTTATCTAATGAGTTGAAAGAAAGCAATAAGAATTTAGATGGAAAAATCCAAAATGTTACACAAAAATTAGATCGAATGTATGATAATTTAAATAAAATGTCTGAGCAGATAAAAAGTATCCAGCAAGATAAAGATATTAAAGCAAAAGAATGGGAAAATAAAAACACTATGTTAAAGAGGTGATCAGAATGTATGAGATAGGAAATTTTAAGATTATTCAAAATGATATTGAGGTTGAAGAAATAAGTATAGATCAAAATAATATAGGTAACTTCAAATTAAACTTTATATTACCTACTAAAAATATATTAAATTCTAAATTAATTGTTATATTAGTATCTGTAGCAGAGGATAGGGTTTTAATTCTTCATGATGAAAGCTATGAAAATGATTTTGATGGGAAAGAGTATGCGTCGTTTATTTTAAGTATGAATAATACTTTATTTTTAGGAGAGGGATTATATAACTTAATTGCTTGTTCGGTTCCATTAGATGCGTTCAAAGTTGATGAAGGTATTTCAGTGAAGGAAATTATAGATTCATATAGTCAGATATTTAGGGTTGTTCGCGCAGTTAATAATGACATATTGAAGAAAGGTAGCAAGTGATTAAGTTCACTGCTACCTTTTTTGTTTGCTTTTGTTTTAAGAACGTGTCGATTAATTAATCGAATTATTTTCTTTTTTCCAGGATCCAATCAAGTATTCCAGTTAAAAATATTAAAAAACCTATTAGCATATATGAATATATATATCCATTCAATAATAATGGAAATTCTGAAGCTAAATTTTTATGCATATAAACAAAGTTTAAAGTTAAATAACCTAAAGAAGCACTAAATTGAATAATGATAATCCCTAATACAAATAAAAAAATTCGCTTTATCATACAAACATTCATCTCCTATCTGTCTATAAGTTGGCTTTGTTATACTATACCATTATATGGAAATTTAGATACAGCAATATTATTACAAAAAAATCCATAAATCTCAATATATAACTTTTGTTTTTGAAATGTGGTATATAAATTAATTGGTAAATTAAAAGAGGTCGTAAAGACCTCATATGGAAAGAGATTATTGGGGTTTAACTAACGTTTTAGGAGCATTAGTTAATTAAACAGTAAAATATGATTAATGTGCATATTAGGTGAAACGCACGTTTAAAATATAACAAAAAATTCCAATGTTCGTAAGTGATTTGAAATGAAAAAAAACAGCAAATAGCTCCAGCTGTCTGTTGTTTTTTTGGTGTTTAACCAATATGAGTATGTTAGAAAAAAACTTCACTTCCTTATTATATCATGTCAAAAAATGTAATAAAAGAATGTTTTTTTATTCTAGAATAACGTATGATTAGATTAAGGGAAGTAGATATATATGAGGAGAAAAAGTAATGATAAATTAAGTTCTTATGTAAATGAGGATGATTATTATCATTACTATAATCAAAAATTTAAGGAGGGGATGATTGAATGTGGATTAGGACACAAGATCAGAAAAAAATAATTAATATTGTGGAATTACAAATCAAACCATCTTATAAGATTAGATACCCCAAATATTCTATTATTGGAACTTGTGGCAAGGTGCCAATGTATAAAGTTAAGTTAGCAAGTTATAATACAATTGAAGAGACACTAATTGTTTTAAATGACATACAATATCATATTAATTCTAATCAGAACACTGTTTATCAAATGAAATAAGGTATACCCAAACAACAGACGGCGATTGCTATCTGTTGTTTTTATTTTGTCACCATTTTGTCACCAATCTCTAGAAATATACCTCGATAGGAGATGATTAAATATAATTAATTATTGAAAATATAAAACTCGAAAAACATTGGTACTACCATGTTTAAGTGATGTTTTTCAATGTTCTCTAATTGCTTTCGTTATTAAATTGGAATACAAGAAAAATATGTTTGCTCTACTTGGAAAACCAGGTAACGAAGAATTAAAAGCTCAGTTAGAAGCTCGTTTAAAATAAGGTAATACCAACGTTTATAGGACTTTCTCATGAATTTGAGGAAGTCTTTTTTTATCTTCAAATTAGCTTGGAATCTTATTGAATTTGCAATTTGTCACCATTTTGTCACCATTTTATTTTTTTGGTGACAAATCACTTGAATTTGTTTTCTAATTTATCTATAGAATCTTGCTCTAATTGAGGTGTTACATGACTGTATACATTTAATGTAGTAGTAATATCACTATGACCTAACCTTTCTTGGATGACTTTAATATTAACATCAGATAAAATTAATCTAGTAGCATGAGTGTGTCTTAGGTCATGGAAAGTAAAGTTGATATTTAGACGTTTACTCATTCTACTTACTTGGGTACTAAATCTTTTGGGGTTGATCGGTGTTCCATCTTCGTTTGTACAGATGAAATCATAATCAGTGTAATAATTTTCTGCATAATAAGCTTTGTTGTTATCTTGCTTTTCTTTCCATGTAGCTAATTCTTGTACTAATTTATTGGTCATTAATATGCAGCGATTACTGGAATTAGTTTTTGTAGATGATAATTGCACTGGTTTCCCATCAATCGCAAGTAAAGATTTATTAAACGAAATAGTTTTAGAATCGAAATCAACGTCAGACCATGTTAATGCTAAAACTTCACCTCTTCTAGCTCCAGTATGTAAAGCAATCAAAAAAGGAATGTAATATCGAGTGCCTTTTATATCATTCATTATCAATTCAAGCTCTTCTTCAGTGGTATATGAGGTTTTGTTTTTTTCTGTTTTTTTCGACTTTAATTCGATTTGTTTCATAGGGTTTATTAGAATCACATTTTGCTTAAGTGCTAGTTTTAATGTTCCGTTTAAAACGTTACGCATAGCATTTATAGAACTATTCGAAAGAGTCTTTTGTTTATCTGTGAAAAAGTTCTGCAACAACATAGGATTTAGTTCGGAAACTTTTACAAAACCTAGCTGTGGTTTGATATGTAGTTTGATTTGTCTTTTATATAAATCTAAGCTATTGTGTTTTAACGATGGGGAAGCAACAGTTTCAAACCAGTAATCTATATACTCACCGAGAGTGATATTAGAGTTAGCTTGTACTTGTTTAGTGTTATTATAAAGCGATAGTGCCTCTGTCAAGGCGACGTTAGCTTCTTTTTTGGTTTTAAATCCACCTTTTGAAACCTGTTTGTACTTTCCATCAATTTTCACTTTGAAAAGATAAGTGTATGTAGATCCACGTTTACGGACTGAACCTTTCATCTCATCACCTCAATTTCATATCTTTAGAAAACAGGATAGGGTATAAACCTTACCCTGTTTTTTTATTTGAGTCTTAGCTTGATTATGTCTTCTGGATAACCAAAAATCATAGATAGTTGCTGAAGGTTATAATCCTTATATTCATTTAACTCTTCGTCGCTAATTAATAGGTTAACAGCAAATTCATTCGCTTCCCTTTCGAACTTATTTACTACTAAATTAGTGTGTCTATGCAGAAAGTTAGTATTCACCCCCTTATGCAATACTATATGTCCAAGTTCATGAGCCATAGTTAACTTTTGTAAATGTCTAGGTCGTTGGTCGTTTATATAGACTACAATTTGTCTTCTAGGGGTTATACAAAATCCGTTACTTTTCCCAATATCACCGAAAAGTATAATCCCTCCCATTGACTTTACTATTTCAAATGGATCATTAGTTTTGTATTTTTGTACCATTTTAGTAATAACTTCTTTCATCCCAATACTCCTTACTTACGATACTTTTTAGGGGTATATTTTTCTTTTGCAGCTAATTTAGCGACTTTTAATGCATTTTCTAAGCAATTACGAAACAATTCTTTTGTTAAATCGTCCATAGGTTCCCCATCATACATCAATGTTTCTTCAGATGATTCTAATTCTTCGAGGATAGAATTCAATTCTTTTTTTATATCGCGGTCATCTTTGGATGTAAGTTGTGGCTTCCAATTTGATTCGTTCGCAGTTTGACGTATATCTGTTTTTCCAATTAAATAATCTAATGATACGCCGAAATAATCAGCAACTTTTGAAAGTTTATCGGTATTTGGAGAACTTTTACCCCACTTATATAAAGTACCTTTTCCGAACCCTAATTCAATTTCTAGTTTAGAAGGATTCATTCCATTTTCTTTGCATAATTCCTGGATTTTCTCTAATAAATTCATCTTTTCGCCTCTTTCTTTCAAAAGTACTGAAAAAAATCAGCTAAAATTGTTGACATACTGAAAATAATCAGTATAATGAAAAATGTAGCTGAAATGATTCAGTAACTACTGAAATAGTTCTATTTATTTTGCGTGGTTGCTTATATAATAGAATGTTTTCAGTAATGTGTCAATTATTTTTGCTGAATATTTTCAACAAAAGAGGTGATTTTATGAATGAATTTGAAAAAAAAGTCCGAAAGAAGCTGATTGATAAGGATATGAAGCTAATTGATTTAGCAAATTTGTTAGGGATTAGCTTAGCTTACTTGTATGATATTTTGAATGGTTCTCGAAAGGCAACCAAACAAAGAACTAGAATCATTGAATTATTAGAAATTAATTAAAAAGGAGGCAGAGAAATGAGTAATATTAACATCACACCTTTTTACTCAAAAGGTTATGAAAATGTAAATTTAGAATTAATTAAAGTAACAACAAATGAACAAGGTCAGAAATTAGTGAGTGCAAGGGACTTGTACTTAGGACTTGGATTGGATAAAAGCCAGTGGGCTCGTTGGTCTAAAAAGAATATCGAACAAAATGATTTCTTTAAAGAAAACAAAGATTGGGTAGGGTTCGACATTGTGTCGAGTGGTAATGTCACAAAAGATTTTGCTATCAGTTTAGAATTTGCTAAACATATCGCCATGATGGCACGAACTGAAAAATCGCATGAGTACAGAAACTACTTCATTGAGTGCGAGAAGGTAGTACATAACCCATACGCTAACCTGTCGCCAGAACTACAAATGTTAATTAAGTTGGAGCAAGGACAAACAGAACTTAATCAACGTGTGGGGGATTTAGAAAATAACATGACGATTGATTATAGTCAGCAAGAAACATTACGACTGGCTATCAGTACACGAGTTTATCAACTTTTAGGAAATGCTAAAGAAAATTCAAAACTACGCTCTAAGGTCTATAGCAACTTACATCGTTGTATTAAAAAGCAATTTAGCGTGAACTCGTATAAGAATATTGCAGTTAAAGAGTTTGAAAAGGCTAGATTAATGATTACGACTTGGATGCCTGATGAAATTATGATGTTGGCTATTCAAGGAGCAAAAAGCCAAATGAGTTTAATGTAGGAGGGGATTTTATGAAGCGAATGAGTAAAAATGTGAAACGTGAATTTGTACAACTGTTACCTACATCTAAACGTTTAAAGATGATACAAAAGAGAGCATTAGAAAGACTGTCTGATGTTTGCCACGTGAATAACGAGTGTTATGAATTGATGGAAAAAGAAAAGGCGGTCACAGGTGGCTATAATACTACAAATATTATTATGATTGGCGATAATATACGTTGCATAACAAAGTATACCGAGTCATTAAGTAGAATGCAGGGAGAATTAGCCGAATCTTGCAAAGAGATGAAGGGAATTTTGAATCATGGGCAAGGAAAGTATGTGTGTCCTTTATTTCTAAGATGGAGATTCAAAAGAATGTTATATGTTGGCGAGTTGTTAGGAAATGTCATTGACGAGATGTGTAACATTCACAAACAGGTAAGTGAAGATTTCAAGGCGCTACTTAAAAATAAAATGACAGAGATTGAGCCTAAGGAGGGAAACTAATGGCAAAAATTGAAGTTCCAGTTAAGGATAAAAAACTATTAACCATAGAGGAAGCATCAGCAATTTTAGGCACCTCTATTAATACGGTTCGAAAAGCTATGAAAAAAGGCTTATTGCCTTTCTTAAAATTAGGTGGAAACTATAGGATTTATGCCTTTGAGTTAGATGAATTCTGTAAAAAGATGACGTACAAGCAATTTGATTTAGAGAGTTTGGAATTAATTGATCTAAATCATAGTGATGTAGCATGTTAATCCCACGAGATTTATTCTTCGAAGTATACGGAATTTAAGGAGGAAGGTTATGAGTGAACAAACAATAACTATTGTTATATGTGAAGTTGAGCATAAAGGAGTGAAAAGTAACTATTTCTTGTCTGATTTTACTGGAACATTATCAAGAAGAATAGCAGACGCGGTAGTATTTAAACAACATTTAGTGGCGGAGTTTTTTGCTACCAAAGTTGAACAACTCTATCCTGGAGTGAAAGTGCTTGGGAGAACTAGGCAAATGGCATTTGAAGAATTGATGGAGTTATCGTTTTAATTTAAGGAGGAAATGAAATGAAAGTTAAAATTTATGTAAGCACAGAGGAAAAAGGATTGAAAAATATTCTAAAAACAATTAGTGAAATCGAAACTGAATTGGGATGTGAGTGTGAAGTGGAGCTTTCTTTAGATGAAGGCAGTTCTTTAATAAAATAAAACCCCTCGAATTATTCGAGAGGTTGAGTGGTAGTTATGGTTATTTGCTGTATTTTTTATCGATTTGTTCTAATGTATCTTCGACACTTTTGATGATTGAGCAAACAATTCCTGCATTGATACCATCTTTTGTAACGTTGTTGTTTTGCACTACCCTCGGATTTGCGTTAATCATAGCAATTGCAACTTCAACAGCTAATTCTTTATTAGTTTTCATATTCTCACCCCTTTATATCAAGATATTGATATTTTATCAAAATCAAAAGGAGTGTGTTTGTCGTAATATGTCAAAGATAAAAGAAATATTGAAGAAAAAGGAAATAACACAAAAACAGTTAGCTAAACAAACTGGAATTTCCTATTCGCTAATTAATGATTTTGCAGTTGGAAGAGTAGATATTACATTAAAGAGAGCTAAAAAGATAGCAGATGCACTAGGAGTAAAAGTTGACGATTTAATTTAAGGAGGAAATGAAATGAAAGGGCAATTTATTGTACTAGATAAAGAAAAGAAAGTTGTAACGATAGTATCAGATTCAGAGGTAATTGTGAATGATGAATATCAAGTGATTTATGATCCAAAAGAGGAATACCGATTTGTTGATTATGGTAATGGATTGGTTCGAGCGGTAAAAGAAAAAAACACCCCGAAGGGTGCATGTGAAGAAAAGTGTTCAAAATGTAATTGTGTCAACCCTCAAATGCCGAGATTTCCAGGAGATAATTTTGGAGGGAAATGCGCATCAGGAGAAAGAATGGGTAGCTCTTATTAATAAAAAACTTTAGTAAGGAGGAAATGAAATGGATGAAAATAAAAAAACTCCCCAAGATGTGCGAGATCAAGGGGAGTAGAGAAATATATGACTGATGTAATCGTATTAATAATTTGTGTAGCAATGTTCATAGCTAATATTATTATACTTTCAACTTCGATTCGTCGATAGTAAATATTTTCTTATAATATTTGAAGTTTTTTCTGTGACCAGCTTCTTTATTAGGGATTAAGGAGGAAATAGCAACTTTAAATGAAATTAATATTTCAGTAGTCTCTGGAGTGGGATAAAATGCTATCTCAAATCTAGTAAAACTGTTTGAAGGAAAAGTTCCATAAGTTGATGATGGAATATTAAGCTTAGATAAAGCGCCATCTGGAGTATAGAAGAGTTTTTGACCTGATGTTTTTGTTAATTCTAATACGGCATCAGTTAAGAAAAATAGAGGTTTATTTGTTTTTAAGTCAATAACACGTAAATCAAAGAAAGAAATGTCTGAAGGTGAAGGATTAACGACTTTTATGTAACATACTTTTCCATCGCCGAAATTCAATGGAACTTGTTTATTTGTGAATTGAAGAAAATCAAAATAAATATCATTAATGTTATCTAAGTCATCTTCTATGACAACGTTTAGTCGTTTTCTATTAAAAAAGAATGATGTCATTAATGAGATTAAAGATATTAATAAAGCGCAGATTTCTACAAGATTTTCTTTCAAGTATTCCCTCATAGTCTCACCCCCTTTCGGAGGTAATTATAACAAAATATGACAATTTTATAAAGGAGAGAAGAAAAGTGTTAAAACCATTAATGCAAATACCACCGACTATAAAGATGGTGGCATATGACGATAAATTGGTCGTTCGATTAAATGAACTATTTGAATTTGAATATTTTTTTAAAACATCTCAATTAGTGGTACATATTCCAGCTCCAAAAGGAAATCCAATTCCGAGAATGCTTTATGATTCCTTAACTTTAACATCAGAGGAATGCGAGAATGTCTTAACTTTTATTACAAAATATTTTGAGTTAAATCATAAAGAAATTGTGAGGGAAATGATAGATGGAAAATCCGACATACCTATTCGACCAACAATATCGTAAAACAAGTCGTTGGGAACGATTTTTAAAATTAATCGGAATTGAATGGAGGGATTAGAATGGAATTATTATTTGTAATATTAAAATTAATTGCTTTAATTTTATATTCTATTTGTTTTGTACTATGCAGTAAGGAAAGAGAGTTTAAAGCATTTTATGCACTATCGGTATTTATCATCAGTGTGAGATTCTTGTTGGAATTTTAAGGAGGAAAAGTAATGAAGTCAACAGATAAGTTAGCACAATGGATTGTTATTATGTCTTTGTTATTCAGTGGATCAGTATTAATTGGGACAATTATAGTGATGCTGCATTTAATGGGATATAAAAATTTTCTCTAGTCTTTAGAAGATTAGCGAATAATCTAAATAAAATTTAAGGCTAATTTTATTCGATTTAAGGGTGTTTGGGATTTTATTAGTGTTATTTATCAAATTTTAATTTCAAGCACCGTAGTAAAAGAAAAACAAATAAATTTGGAGGGGTTAAACAATGGGAGTTATGGATATTCACACATCAGTGGATAAAGTCGTTATATTTGGAATCTTGTTTGTCAAAGAATCAAACACGGTTCAGATTCGCCCACATGGATCTTTAAAAGAAATTGTGAGATTAAATGTTCAATCAATTGGAGAGTTACAACGCTTTGCAGTGGAGTGGTATTACAAGAATATTTATTATCAAAACTTTGGTGGAAGAGAAATGGCACCTTATGAGGTTGTCTTAAAGAATTACTAGGAGGTACTGTATGACTTATTTGCTTACAGTGGATGCAAAACTGAAAGATTTGATTAATGAAAAAATTGAAAATTGGGAAGAGGGGAAAAGTTCTACATTTAAATTCAGCTTTTCTGAAGTTGGGTTGCTTCATGAACCAACGGAAAGCGACTTAGAGATATTAGTTTCTGATCTCCCATACATTGAAGCACTGGAAGTTGAAGAAGATGAAACCTTATTAGTCACGGTGGATAAATATACGTTAAAAGCAGCGTATGAAGCACAACTTCAAGAATGGATTGAAGAAAGTGATTTGAAACAGTTTGGGCGTTATGAGAGTTGTGGGTGGATTTGATGGCTGTATATCGACAAGTCTATATTACATTTTGGCAAGATGAATTCATCTTGGATCTAACACCTGAAGAAAAGTATTTCTATCTGTATTTAATGACAAATTCTAAAACATCGCAGTGTGGAATATATCAGTTACCGATTAAGGTTATGGAAATGGAATTAGGATACAACAGAGATACAATTATTAAACTTATTGAAAGATTTGAGCAATACGGAAAGATTGCATATGATGAATCAACTAAAGAGGTAGCTTTGGTTAATTGGTTGAAGTTTAATCCAATAAATAACATCAATATTCAGAAGTGTGTAGAAAAGGAATTACAAGGAATTAAGAGCGACTTTTTAAAGGAAAAATATAACCCCCTTACAAGCCCCTTACAAACCCCTTGCAAGAAAAAAGAAAAAGAAAAAACAAAAGAAAAAGAAAAAACAAAAGAAAAAGAAAAAACAAAAGAAAAAGAAGAAGAAAAAGAACAAACAGATAAAAAGAAAAATAAAAAGAAACCTGCTAACGCAGATTTTATCTCGCTATTTTCTTCTTATACAACTAATCAAGAGTTAATTGAAGCATTAAGTTCTTTTGTTGAAATGAGGGTTTTAATCAAAAAGAAACCAACTGAACGTGCTATGAAGATGATTTTAAATAAATTAGATAAACTAACCCATTCGGATGAAGAAAAGATTTTAATCTTAGAGCAATCTATTTTAAAGAATTGGACTGATGTTTACGAACTTAAAAATCAACAAAGGGGGAATATGAATGCGAGACCTATCACAACTAATGGGAATTACGATTCCAGCGGACTTGAATTGCTCTAATATGAGTGAACTCGAACGAGTGCAGCACTTTGTTGATGTAGATAACTCTCGTGTAGGCACTTTAAATAAGTCTGATTTTGATTGTCCTAAGTGTAAGAACAAAGGATGGATTGCAGTGGTCCAACCATATAACGATACATATGTTCAGGCGAATCAATCCTGTGAGTGTATGAAAGTTAGAAAGTCTATTAATAACACAAAGAATAGTGGAATGGGAGACTTGCTTAAACATCGGTTAGAACATTATCAAACAACAGAGGAATGGCAAAAAAGAATTTTAGACAAAGCAACGTCTTATTTAAAAGCAAATACAGATTCATGGTTTACGATTATCGGTCAAAGTGGAGTTGGTAAAACTATGATATGTTCAGCTATTGCATATGAGTTATTGCAACGTTACAAACAAGTCAAATTCATCGCATGGACAGAATTTGTTGAGAAGTTAAAACGTATGAAGTTTGATGCAGATCGTGAGGATTATTTTAGTGAATATTCTAGGGCAGAGGTGTTGTACATCGATGATTTGTTTAAGGGCAGTTTGAGCTATGGTGATGATGGACGCTTGAAGGCAAATCAGACAGATGTTAAGTATGCTTTTCAGTTGTTAAATGAGCGTTATAACAAGCGATTGGTGACGATTATCTCATCAGAGTTCTTGATTGATGATATAAAACTTGAAGTTGATGAGGCAATAGCAGGTCGTATTAAAGAACGCAGCACTAACTACTGTGTTCAGATTAAGAAAGACAAGAATCGTAACTATCGCTTTAGGAAAGAGGAATTAATCTAATTGAAAGGTGGTGATAAGGATGCTGTATAACGAAAAAAAGAGCACAACTGCGCCAACAGTCATGCTCTCAAGAGATTAGTATTCGCCGGAATCTCGAAGACATTATACAGTATAGACAAAATCGAATCAATCTATTCGTTAAATATAACAAAAATTAGACATTATGTGGGGTGTTTATAGTGTGGAACGTCAATTTGATTGTCAAGGGAGATTAACGTTACCGTCAGAGATGAGAAGTAAGTTAGGCATTAAGGCGTCAGATAACCTTTATATCGGTTTATCAGGAAATGTGATTTATATCTCAAAAGATAAAGTAACTGATTTTATTTCTAGGAAAATTGATGCAC